ACAAATTGAATTATACCTGCACCATACCATTCATAATTGATAGAAATCATTTGTTGTTTTGTTGGATCTGCAGTTACTCCAGTCCAACCATTTCCATCAAACTTCTCACCATTCCAATCATCTCTGAATACTCTGGTTTCTGTAACAATTCCAGTTACACTACTGCGAATTACATAAGAATATGTTCCCCCATTATCCTCAAAGAAAATACCATTTTGATCATCAAATAGACCAAATCTTCTGCGAATACCTACCTGTGGTGTATCAAGACGAATTGCAAATGCAAGAGTTGCAGACCTACCAGGAATGTATCTCATTACATTCTTGGTCTGTCTGATGATTTTACTTCCTGCAGTAGATCCAACTTGCATCACAATATTGCTGGCATTTACATTAAATGTTGCAGTTCCTACTCCAACTATTCTTTCATCCCATACATCAGTCTCTTTACCATACTGGAAGGTGTTGAAGAATACTGTTTGGAACGGAGCAACTTTAAGTCTATTATTACCAGTAAATTGAGGTCTCCAGTCTGTCTGGTTTCCCCAGTGATCTGCAATATTATATACTTCAAATAAAGACCTTTCTTGATCTAAAAAATCTTGAGTCTTTTTATTCCATTGTGCCATAATTAATCAGTCCAAGTTAGTCTTTCTGGTTGATATCTTTGCGTATTTTTAATTCTTAAAGAACTTTGTGATTGTGATGGGTAAATGTTATGAACAATTGCTCCAGGATATTCACCCTGAAGTTGTTCTGTGAGAGCGTTTTTGTTCATCATCTTACCTTCAACTTCAATGCGATATAGTTTTCCTTCCCAAACTACATCAGCAAGAAAAGATTCTTTGACTGGTTCTGATTCAGTTTCAGAACCATTAATGTAGAGATTTCCGTTGAAATCTCCAGCAATATTGACGCTTTCTGAAATAAACTGTTGAAAAGATTTCATTTTAGTTACAGTTCCAACGACGTAATGCTTTGTTGATTCTTGAATCTGGATCTCTCGCGGTTTCTGCAGAAGTAAGTTTATCTTTCATGCCTTTCATTCTACTGCAAAAATTTTTACGGCGACCTGCTCTTTTTCCTTTTGGATTTTTTTCTGTCACTGCAGTCTGAAGTTTTGATCCAGGATTTTCACGACGGTATGCTTTTACTGCAGCTGGACTTAATCCATCAGTTTTATCTCGACGATTTACTTTTTGCCAATCCTCGGATAATCCAAAATCTGCTCTCCAGTTTGAGTATTCATAAGAATCTGCAAGAGGTAAGGAAGGTCCAGAAAGCTTTCTGAGTGCTGCTTCCTTTTCTCCTTTATTTGTAGTTCCAGTTGCAAGATTTCTAATTTTTGCTTGTTTTTGTGCTTGTCTATGACCTGAACCGATTTCAAAACTAACTTGCTCTTTTTTCATTTCACCACTATCTACATAATCTGCTGCAGTATCAATATAATCTGCTGCCTTTGTAATTTTTGACTGAACCCATGCCTCAATATTACCTTCACCTTTCATTTTTTTACGAAGTCTCTTTGCTGCAGAAATAATTGTTGAAAGTTCTGAGCGAGCCATTGAATATTCATGATCATAAGATTCTGGAAAATTTCCAGGATGAACAGTAGCAATATTGTATTTTAATTGATTGGTTGTGAGTGCCGATGGAATTGAGAACATATCCCAATACTTTGGACCATATTTGCATTCGCTACGGGTTTCGTCTTTTTGACATTTGGGACAATATCTAATCATTGTTTGCTCCTCTTTTACTGGCACACAATTTGGGACAATTTTTTTACCTTTCTTTTTCATCCCCTCTTGCTTATATCCATCCCAACAATCTTCTTTCATTTCTGATTTTGGTTTGATTCCTTTTTTCTTCATATCAATTGCAATCGCTGCTTGTTGGGCTAGATTTGCTGCTTCACTTTTTGTTCCCCAATTATCGGCGCCGACCTTACGGCATTTAACAAGTGCTCCCGATGCATAAGCACTTGGCCAAATTTTATATCTACTTTTTACTTTATGATAACAAGCATCCTTTTCACCTTCTTTTTCTTGAATGTATTCTTCCTTTGACACGATTTTTGCGGCTCCTGATCTGTTTGGATTTGGATCTTCTCTACGTTTTTTAGCAGCTCTTCTATTTCTTTCTTCTTTACTCATAGCAGAACGATCATCAGGATCACGGCAGAATGGTTTTGTTGTTTGTCCTGGTTGTTTAGCGCATGGTTTTCCATCATATTTACCACCCGCTTGAACCCAACCACCATCATCAAACCATTTCTTCAAATTGTAATTTTTAGATTTTGCTCCAACACCGTCTGTCGCCTCTTTTACATCTTTGAATTTTTTATGATGCTTTTTAGCATCTGCTTCCATTGTTTTCAAGCGAGTATAATAATCTGGAATTTCATCAAGATGTTGGAGGGCAATATCAGTTGCCAAAACCTTATCTTTTGTATGCTCATGTTCAATAGGAATTCCCATCTCAAGTTGATTTCTCACAAAAGAAACATCAAGACGATGCTTCTTTGCAATCTGTTCAACTGATTTATGGGGTTTAAGTTTATCCAAGACAATATACTTCTATTCTTTATTATTTAGAAAACCTTGCTTGAGTAATTTTGAAAGTTCTGAAGTTGAACCAACAAATACTGCATTGTTAGTGACATTATTTGTAGTTTTGGTAGTGTCCTCTTCAACTTCTTTAAGTTTTTTTTGCAAATCAATCAATTTGTCTGTTGTATCCGCAACATTTTTAATCAATTGACCAGCAACTTCATATGCTCTGGGACTTCCACCTTCTCCAGCAAGTTCCATTATTCCATTAATAGCTTCTTGACCCTTCTCTATTAAAGAATATAAATTTGCACGAGTGTATTCGTAATCTTTTTGAATATCATCACCTTTAATAGGAGTTATATTCAATTCATCATTAACTTTATCGATCTCAACAATTTCACTGTTGATATTCAATGATGAATCTAACTTATCATAATTATTTTTCATAATAAATTAAATATCTGATTGTTGAGTGGGACTATAAGTTTTAGAATCATCAAAGTTTAACCATTCCTCAGTAAATCCAAAATCATCATCTGGATTGGCATTAATAGGATCTGGTTCAACAGTGTATCGCATCTCTCTTTTTGCAGTTTGTGTATCTGTACTGTTATACATATCAACCTGAACCTTACGAATTAATCCATCAGTGGTATCAGCAATAGGTCCAAATAGATATGTCTTTGCCGTAAAATTAAAAGTATAGATTAAAACTCTTCTCGTTGAAAAATCTCCCTCATAATCATCTGTAAAAGATACATTATCTAAGACAACTGGAATATCTCTTTTTTCTCCGATAGAATCAACCAAATCAACGGTAAGATTAAAAGATGGTTGAAAATATGGTAAAATTTGCTCTACAATTTGTAGGGCATCATCCTGCAACTTGCTCATTACAGACAATTGAAATCCAATATTATATGGTACTGGTAAATATACCTTCTTCAGATCATTTCCATCCAATGTTTTAAACGTCTGAGTTACATTAGCCTTTCTTGTTGGATCATATTGAATTGAAATCATTTCAAATGATAATCTTGGTAAGGTAATCGCAACTGGTTTATTTAATTCTGCTTGTTGTTGCAACCTAGCAAGAAATTTTTGCATTGGTCCATAAGCCAAAGGAACACGCATTTCATTATATGTACTACCATTTTCATCTAAATGTTTAATATAAATTTGATTAAAAAGAGTTCCAAACGCAATGATGGTTTTTCTAATAATCTGATGATAATAATAAGTACCTAACATTAGTAATTACCGAATGGATTTGATTCTGAAAAATCGACGATAAGATCTGCCTCTTGTTCGATTTGATCGTTATCTTCATATTTATCACTAAACTTCGCTTCTTCAATATAATCTAATGAATATGTTGCATTGGAAGTTGATCCAACTATAATATCTCCTGCTACAAAAGTTCCATTAGTGGTTCCAACCTTAAGAACATTTGTAGTAGAATTCCAGGTTTTTACTCTTCCAGTTGCATTTGAAATTGAACCTGTTACCACTTCATTAAATATAAATGTTCCAATGCCTGTGATTAGAGGTGGTTGAGATATTGTGGCGATAGGAGTTGTTGTATATCCAATACCAGCATCCAAAAGTAAAACTCCAGTGACGATTCCAGTTTCTGCAATTGAAACCCTACCAACTGCGGTCACAGCTAATCCGGCAGTAGGAGAACTAAATGTAATAGATGGTGATGTTGGATAACCGGACCCAAATGCTGTTGTTGCAATGCTTACGCTGGATATTCCAGAATATCCAGTGACAAGTACACAAGTAACTGCAGCACCAGATCCACCTCCACCAGTAATTGCTATTCCTGGTGATACTGTATATCCAGCTCCAGCATTTATCAATAAAATTTCTTTGATAGAATGTACACCATTAACTGAGGTTGTAATTGCAACGGCTTGGGCATTTTTACCTCCAGGAGGGGCAGTAGAAATTGAAACCGTTGGTGTTGATGTATAATCGTACCCATCATTCAATAAAACTATTTTTCTAATATACCCAGAATCTGCAGTTGCTGTTGCAAGAGCTTGAGATCCAAAAGATATCAGTTGCAACTTAGTAATATATCCAACATTTTCAAGGAGACTATCAATTTCCTCTTCACTCGTATTGATATTACTCCACCCACCCATTTCATCTTCATATTGAAATAGCTCACATTTTAATTCATAAACATATGTTTTTCCTAGTTGATAAAAAGGTTGTTCATGTTCGACAAACTTAACTTCAAATATTCTTTGTCCTAATGGAAAGTATATGATATCTCCTTCTCTAGGACGGGTGCTTACCTCTAAAGATGCTTGTTCATCAATAGATATAAAAGGTGCTATAAAATCTTCAAATCTTTCTTTTGATATGACTAAACTCAATTCATCTTTTAAATTCATTCCGAATTTAGTTAGAATATCTCCTTGCCCACTATATCCTTCATAATTATTTACATAAGCTTCAATGGCAAAATTATCATCAAATTTAGAAGTTGTAACTTCTCTTATTATAGTTTCTCTCCGAACAAATTTTCTGGGAATATAAACGACTTCAACCCCATAAATTTTTAGTTGTTCATTAATTAAACTTTGAACAAGTCTCTGTTCACCTGGAGATCCCTGTAAAAAAAATGGATTAAGTGCCATTATCCTATAAAATCGTAAGGTGGTAATTCGTAATCCATAGACATTCTTTGTCTTATATCTTCTATCTCTCTTTCAGCATCTTCATATAATTCTCTACCATTCAGTTCAATTCCACCAGGGAGTTTGACTCCTCTAAATTTAATTAGATTTTGACCCCATTGTCTCTTTAATAGAGCAGTCAAATATTTTTTCAAAAAACTATCGTTATAAACTTTAGTAAAATCATTTGGATCTAGAATCCTATAACAATCAATTATAAGATATGTATCTTTAGATTTTGCACCCCACTCAATGTCCAGATATAATCTATTCTGCCTCTTGTTATATCTTATTTGTTTATCGGTTGTCAATAAAAAGTCAATATCTTCCAAATAAGTTTTTACCATCGCGTATTGTAAAAGTTCAACAGAATTGAAATAATATAAATCATTTAGAAATAATTGATATTTAATACTAAACATTCCTGCAGAAATTGAACTAGTATCAAATTTAAAAACTTTTTCAATACCAATTACCGAATCTGGAATCTGAATAAAATTTGATGATTCATAAAAATTAAAAGAAGTTGTCCCAATGCCAGAGATATTTGCAGATCCTGTTGTGGTGACAATTCCAGCTCCATTTGGTGCTTTAGCACTTCCCCTATTCAAATCTTCTTCAGTAATTTTATATTTAAGATACATTCTCTCAACACCATCAAAGTGTCTTTCGTGAAAATATTGTAAAGCATCATCAACCATATCATCAATTTGGTCGTCATCCAAGTTAATCTCAAGAATAGGAGCTCCTAGTCTTCTTAAACAATAATCGACAAGTTCTTGTCTAGTTGTTGGCTTTGACATTAATAGGATCCTCCATCTATTACACTTGTCCAGGTTGGAATGCCATTATCATCTGTTGTTAGTATATAGTTTGTATAAGTTATTGCAGAACTTGTTGCTCCTGTAGAAACCATTAATCCATTTGAACTAAAATATGCAATTCCACTTGTATATGATGGATTATAATAAAGAGATCCAGTAACAGTTGCTACTCCTACACGTAAATTTGTTGTAGTTGTATATCCAGTAACGATTAATTCATCAAAACTAATTTGATTAGAAACTGATAGACTTCCATCGATAAAAACATTATTTTTAAAAGTTGAAACTCCAACAAAAGTAGAAAATCCACTTACACTTAAAGTAGTTACGGAAGCAATTCCACCTATTACATTAATAGCATTAATAGAATCTACGGCATTATCTGATCCTACACTACTTGAAACAATTTTAATGCCATTTTGCTGACCAACTCTAACTTTAATACCATTTTGCTGATCAACTTTAACATTTACACCTGCCATTATTTTGTAACTCCTTCAGTTACTAAAACCATGCCCTCAATAACTTTACTTTTCGATAAAGTTGTAGTATTTGTTATTACAATATCATAAACATATCTTCCTGGTTTTAATTGTGTTGTTTGATTGGCAGTTAAGGAAATTGTAACTTTTCCTGCAGTAAATGGAGCTTCAATATTTGCAGTAAAATTTGTATAGGATGAACTTCCTGCCCATTTTCTTATTTGAGAAGCAATTGTATATCCAGTTAAATTAAGTGGAGCATTTGTATCAGTACTTTCCAGATTAAAAGACTGCGTAAATGTAGTGCCAGCATTAATTACTAAATTACTTACATATACTGCTGCCATTTATTTCTTTAAGCTCTACTTCTTATTTATATTTACAGTTTCGCTAAAGAAGCAATAACTTCTTGCTGTTTCAAATATAGTTTGTAATAAGATTTTGCAATATTTTTTAAATCATTAATATCATTTATGTTATCAATTTCGGCAGCATATTTGTAATACTCAAAACTTTTACTCAAATTTTCTAATTCAATTTTATCTGGATCCATTGATCAACTCCTTAAGTAGTAATTTAATTTCTTCAATATCATTTTTTATTTTTTCAATTTCTTGTTTTTGTGCTATTTTATTATTTACTAAATTTTTATACTGATTATATCCATTTGTATCACAATTTATTATAGCACCAGTTTTTTCATCTCTATACAAATTTGGATGTCCTTCTACTGGTATCATCATGCTAGTGCAATGCTCCTAAAATCTTTGAATCTTGGTGGATATGCTGAATTAGTTCCTGATAATACAATTTTTATTTGATATCCACTAAAAACTCCTAAATTGGATGCACTAAATTGATAATCTAAAAACTGATTTTGTAAACTAGGGGCAACTAACACATCTGGCAGACCATTATTTTTTGCAGGATCAATAACATCTAAAAATCCATCTGAACTTCTATCTATAGTTAGATTATTATAACCTGGGAATAATTCAAAAGATTGTTGAACCTCACTAGAATCTGGTCTTATTAAACTATAAAGAACTCTGAAGTCTGCTGTATTATGTCTATATGCGCTCACAATGACTCTTAAAGAAGTTGCTGGTTGTTCCAGTCTTACAACATTAGAAACATAAATAGCGGCATGTGGATCTCCTACAAATTGATTTGCTCTACTATCTGAAGCATAATCGCTAATAGGTTGATTTAATCTGCTTCCAATAAACTCTACATCCGCATTTTTCCAAAGAAGCATGGGTGAAACATTTGGATCAGTGGTTGCCAAATTAACTTTTAGTGTAAAAGATTTTTCAGATGAAAGATAAGTTTGTTCGTTAATTCTGGAGCAAACTAATCTTGTTGAAGTTAAAGTATTATCAACATCCAATTTAACTGGTTCATATTGTAAGTCAATAAATGAAGTTTCAGTTCCATTTGCACTAGTACCACTAGTTGTTCTTACCTCAGCAGATACCGATGTTGCTGCTTGGGGAGATATTAAACCTATATGTGGATTTAATCTTTCAAATTGAATATTTTCACTAGCTTCAACTAAATTACCTCCACATATTTGCTCACGATTAAATGAAAGTTGTGGTGAATTTGCAGGTGTTCCTGAAGATCCTTGATCTAAATTTCTATTAGTTGAATCAGAATCAAAAGATGATCTATCAAATTGAATATAATAACTATCAATCTCAATACCAGTATCGCTAATTGTATGAGTTTTATTAATTCGTTTCAATGAAACTCCAGATAATTCATACTTATAAACTAATGTGTTTCTATCGTGATCAACAACAACTGTAGAATCTACTCCTCTGGTAATTCCTTGTAATTGTCCAACACCAACTGCAGTATATTTGATAATTTCATCTTCGATAATTATAAATCCTGGGTTTACACTACTTACAGATAATCCTTCAAATGTATTAAAATTTTCAGTAGAAGCAACACTTATAGCAGAATCTGATGTTATTAATCTAAGTGATAATTGTGTTGGTGCAATATCTGATTGAACCTTATATAGATTTATCTTATTATTTTTTGCATACATGCTATGATCATAATGATTGACTTGGAAATAATTTCCAGTATTATAAGTTCCATATGTTGCTGAACTTAATATTACAGTAGATCCAAGTGATACTAATGTGCCCGAAGTATTATAATATCCTAAAGTTGCTACTCCTACATTTAAAGAATCTCCCTGAACATTGGAAAGATATAAGGTATCAATTTTATTTGCAGTTCCTGTTATAGTAATACGAGCACCAAATCCTGATGCTGGAGAAACACTACTAGTTACAATACCAACTACGTCACCGACTTGATATCCATTTCCTGGGAATGATGCTGAAACACTTGCAGATGTAATAAGTCCACCAGTAGCTGTAATATTGAGTCTTAAACCACTTCCATTGCCCGTATAGTTAAATGTCTGAACAGTTCCTGTAGTATAATTATTGCCAGATGTAGTAATTGCCACATTAACTGCCGAAGATCCTGTTCCAGTAATAGTTCCCGAAAGATAAGTTGCAGATTGAACTGATATTTTTCTTCCTGCTGTCAAAATCCCAATTACTGAAGTGTTATCTGTTGTTGTTATTCCTATTTTTACCTTTCTAGGTAAAACAGTTATTGGATTGGATTTTAATCTAGGTATATATCCATTACTTTGATGTAAAGTTGGATTTGAGAATAATGCACTACCTGTTTGAGATGTAAATCTGGCCTTATAAAGTTTAAATTTTAAATCTTGATATTGGTTTGCTGTCCAAATTGTTCCATTTTGAGATTTAAATAAACTACCAATTGCAAATTGTTGTGTATATCTAACAGCTTGAGAATCTGGCAATGATGCGGTGTTAATGGTTTTTTCACCCATTTCTGCAATCCATACTTCATATTGATCAGATTGTGGTGCAAGCAATACAATTGCATATTCATTAAATGGTGCCAGATATATTGGTGTGTCAAATGTGACTTGTGTTACTGCTGAAGCATCACTGGAAATGTTTATGTTGTTAGATGATAGTGTTCTAGATCCTAAAACTTCACTAGTTGGAGTTCCAAGAGTAACAGTTCTAACTTCAACAGTTAATGGGGCATTTCCTGTATCTTTACGTGCAAAATATAAATCTACTGCTGTTAGGAAAGCACCATTTACATCTTCTCCAGGAACATTTCCATTTGTTGGATCAAGATTACCACCAACCGAGAATGATTGTGCTAATGGATCCACGTAATATATTGTTGTTACAGTGGTAGTAACTCTTTGTCTTTCTTCCCATCTTCCTTCAGATTTATAAATTGTTTCTCCAGAAGAAATTAATGTGCTTCCTGGCAATGGAGTTTCATTTGTCGAACTTGATGTTAATTTATAAACTTTTGATCCGACTGCAATTCTTACCGCAGGAGGGGGAGTTGTATTAGGATCTCTTAAGAAAAATGATCCAGATATAAATCCATTTGCATCTGTAATAAGTCTAAGATCTTTAACATAAGCAACAGATCCACTTGATTGTCCAACCAACTTCATTCCAGATGTTAAATATCCAGAATATAATCCTTGTGCGCTTGTACATAAAGCCTCAATATCAACATTTAATACTTTTGATGATGCGCTGTAAGATGCTGGTATATTTTCATTTGTTGAATATGGATTTGCTGCATAAGTTACTGATGGACTATTATATGTCCCTTCCTTATGATTTGATTGAGCAACTCTAAATTCAATTTTTACAACACCATCCAAATAACCTTTTACTGTTTCCCCAACAGTGAAAGCACCAGATGCTCCATAATTTTGTAATGAAGTATCTGAAGCAATTTCAATTAATTTAGGAATAAAATCTACTCCACTTGAACCATCTAAAAATTGATATAAACGTGTAAATGGTTTCATATTTACTGCAGAAAATCCCGTATTACGAGACCTCATATAAGTTTCTGCACCACTTGCTCTTAAAACATCTTCAACTGTTGAAGTACTGCTTTCTCCGACAACTGCATATGTGCCTGTCGCATATAACCAAACCCAATTTGTTTGATTTATTGTTTGATCTTCCAATCTAATGGTTCTTACCCAACTATCTTGTGATGGATTTAATTTTATGGTCCCACTGTATGAGATTACATGGAATGGATTGACATTTTCTACTCTAGTTGCAAAAAGTTGATTTAACCAACCTACAGAATCATATTTTAAAATTATAGCGTTTCCAACTTTTTTAACATTATCATCTACAAGTGCATAGTTAGAATTTAAATCAATGGAACTATCTGGAAGATTTGTTGCAGGATTTGGTCTTAAAGATATACTATTATTTGTAATTTGTGGTGTTAATTCTCCATTAGCATCATCAATTCTTATTTTAGATAAATTATTGTCTATTAAATCATAGTTTTTAAAATCATCGACAAAAAATCCACTTTTAAATCTACTTAATCCACTAGCATCTTGAATTTGAAGGGTAGATGTATTGAGTTCTAATAAACTTAAAGAAGTCGTTTTTTCCAAATTTTCTACTCTATCTTCCAATTTGCCAATATCACGCATTGTATATCTTCTATTATCATTTAGTGATATTTGAGCATCTGCTGGATTATACAAATATGGTGGTAGTGTAATGGTTGCGATTTCCATCACATTGTTTGGATTATTGGGTGCTTTTGGTCTTACATCCGGAATTCCTTGTAAAAGAGTAAACTTACCTTGTTTATCCAAATAAAGTTTATCTATCCTACCAAGATAGAATTGATATCCAACTAATGCACTTTCATCTGGAGAAACTATTAATTTTGGATCAGTTCCAAAAGATCTAGATGAAAAATCAAAAGGAGATGATGATGATCCAGAAAAAATTCCAACTTCTGGTCTAAAATCCAAAGTATCAGTTGCTCTTATATTATTGTTACCTAATGTTGGTATATCAGAGGAAAATCTTTCTTGAGAATAACTATTAACTGTAAAAATGTCACCTGTGTCCGAAGATGGTACAGTATAATGATCAAATATAATTAACAATGGTCTAGAAGGTGCATTTTCTCCAGATTTTCTTACAATTTTTGAATAATCATAGTATTGATTTTTTTGCCCTTTATCTAAAGTAAATTTGCTAGTTATATCACTATATTTTCCTACTGTTATTGATGCAATAGTTGTACTTATATCAGATTCACTAAAAATTACATTTTCTCCGGATACAAATCTAGAAGAATTTAAATATAATATCCCAAGATTATTACTAGATGGTTTAGACACAATCCTAGCAACTGCTTTACTTGTGCTTCCAATTATTTGTTCACCAATAATTGCATTAGCATCAACGTTAACAACCGCACTAAAAGATAGTTGATCTAAAGATGGTGCGCTGGTATCTAATGATTCATATACTGCAAGTAAAGTTGATACATCTGGATAGTTTAAAGAAATTTCTTCATCTTGAACTCTTAAACCGTAAAATTGATTATAGGTAAGACCATCATTTGTTGTAGTATTAATTCCAGTTCCAGATTCTGGATTTCTTGAAAAAGATACATTAAGTGTCCTACTTCTACTAAACTGTTTAATCTTACTTTGTAAAGAACTTTTAATAAATGTTGCATTAATAGTTGCAACTGTTTTATTTGAAATATTTGAAAATGTAACTCTACTTGGATTGGAAGTGATACTGATTTTATCAGATGTTAGATTTTCAATACTACCATCAGAATATGCAATAGAATATCTTTCTTCATCAAATGTTGCAAAATTTATAACTGAAGATGTGACACCAATATTAAAATTACCAACATCCACCGTTAGAGTATTTCCAGATACTGTAGGTGTAAATGATGTATTGGATTGTGCTGTAAAAATTACGTTTGAACTATCTAAATTTACTGATGATATATTTTGATTTGGTAAAATTGCATATAAAAATCCTTGTTGATCATTTCTAATTTTAGAAATTCCAACAGAATATGGTCCACTATACAACGTTGCTATTCCTAAAGTTCCATCACAAATTCCCGAAACACTAGTTTCGGCAACTAGTGTTAAACTAGTAAGAGATGTTGAAATAGCACTAACACGATTATAAACCTCTGAAGTTATACCGGGTCTTTGGTATCTAATAATATCATCTGTTTTAATACCAGTAAAAGTTGCTGGAGATGCAACTGTTGCGGTTGAAATACCCCCACCACCAGGGGTAATTGTAATAATTTCAGATCTTGCTGATTTGTCAAGGAAACTATCGGCTAAAAAGGAAGTGGAAAATCCTGTAACACCACTAGGTTGAAATATGGATTTAATATCGTTAGCGTTATAAACTTTAATTGCTGAAATGGTTCTTGGATATATATCCAAACCATTAATTAAAATTTGTTCTCCAACTATAAAACTACC